GCGTCTGCGAGTTGCCCTGTTCCTAGTAGGCCCTTCACTGGATCGTCAAGTGTGAAGGCGCTAGAAATAAATGCCGGCCCGTTTGTGAAGTCGATCGTGGCTCCGAGCTGTGGAATGCCTGCCATCAGAGTTGGATCGCTGTCTTTGTAATCGCCTGGCCGTTATTCTGGCCCTGAAGAATGGCGTTGCGAATTGAATTTACGAGATCGCCTTCGCTGGTAACGCTGCCATTTACAACGATGTTGACGGTGGATCCGCCCATCGATCCCATGCGGTTGAGTGGAATTACGGCCTCTGGCCCTGCTTCGCCGATCAGCGCAGCTGTGGGGCTGGTAACGATGCCGCCGGTGGCCAATGCAATTCGTGGCATAACTCCTGCGATTACTCCTGCTTGTAATCCGCCTAATGGTCCGGTTTGCGTTTGTGGCGCTAGCACTGGCGTTGCCTTTGGAATCACTGGCCCGATAAAGCCTGGCTCTCCTGGCTTCTTCGCCCCTGGTGTTGAAGGTATGACGGGGGTAAATCCGGGCGGTAGTGGCGTTCCTGCTACTGGCGCTGGTGTTACTGGCGCTGCGATCTTTGCGCCTGAAGCTGCAACGTAGGCGTTAAGAGCTGCAAGCGCGTCTTTCCATGATTGTGCTGCCTGGTTGCCAGGTGTAGGCCAAAGGTCAGAAGGGCTTACGCCTTCTGATATTTTCTTTGCGTAATCGGCGACTTCTTTGTTTGTTAGGCCCCACTTGGTCGCGAGTTTGTTGATCTCTTCGTCTGAAAGTTTTCCATCATTAAGAGCTGCGAAGAAGTCTAGATAAACCTGCGCCTGCCCCTTTGTGACGCCCCATTGTGCGGCGAGTGCATCGACTTCCTTCGTCGAAATCTTTCCATCGTTGACTGCAAAGATTGCGCTGGTGTATGCGACAACCGCTTCTTTGCTTATGCCCCACTTCTGCGATAGGACGATTACTTCTTCTGCTGAAATCTTCGAATCTGCAACAACGCCGAGCAGATCGGTGTATCGCTTGATCGCATCGTTTGCCTTGAGTTGCGCTTCAAGGTTTGCCAGGATTGCTGTGACGCGTGCTGCTTCCTGGATGTTTGATTGCTTTATGAGGTTTAGTCGTGCTGCTTCAAGTTGGATAGGATCTGTTTCGTTTGTTGGTTTGATTTTGAACTTTGCCAACGCTGCAAGCGCCTTCTGGGTCTGAATAAGTTTGATGTCTGCTGCTGTGAGCGCCTTTGTGTTCTTTCCGGCTGTGCCAAGATTAACGTTGAGGCCTTTGAGATTTTTGAGGAAGTCATCGGTCGTTCCGTTTAATCCATCGAATGAGAATTCTAAATCTTCGCCGGTGGTTTCTAGTTTTGACATCTGACTATTAGCAGTCTTGGTTGCAATATAAAGGCCACCAAGTGTCAGAGTGAATGCGGCAAGGCCAGCGGCTGCGGCTGCTAATGAAAGACCGCCCGTTGCGACTGCCTGCGCTGCTGCTGCTGCAATTGCTGCAGCTCGGATTGCCTGGTAAGCCTTGACCAGTGCCTGTATCGCTGTAACGAATGCAATCACTTTGCCTGCTACGAATGTTGCTGCAAATATCGCGCCAAGTGTTACGAAGACTTCCTTATGCTTTGCTACAAATGCGAAGACTTTGAAGATAACAAATCCAAAGCCGACAATGGCCTTGATTGCCTGCGTCATAACGGCGACAAGTTTATTTCCATTTTCGTTTAGGAATGTTTGTATTGCCGGGATAACTTTCGTCACCATCACTGCAAATAATTCTTCAAGCACCGGCATCAGTGCTATGCCGAGTGTTTCTTTGGCTTCGTCAAATGCGATGCCGAGGCGCTTCATTCTAAATTCAAAGGTGTTTGCTCTGGTTGCTGCTGCTCCACCGAATTGCTTCTGGAGAATTCCTAGAACGGCTGCGAAGTCTTTCGTCTTTCTTACGTTTGCATCGATCGGTACGCCGAGTTTGGTTAATGCTCCGAAGTTGCCCTGGGTTGCTTTCGTGATCGCAGATACTGCTGCCGTCAGATCGATGCCTGAGCCTGCTGAAAGGTCGAGCGCTACTCCTAGTAATCCTTGCGCTGCCGTAATGTCGCCGGTGACGCCTGCTAATTTGGCAAGCGCTGGCCTTAAGTCGTCATCAACGACTCCGAATGCTCGCTGAGTTTGATCAATATATGACTCGGTTGCGGCGATCGCTGCGTCTGTTGCTCCTGTGGTGTTCTTGAGTGAATTGGCAAGCAGCGCCTGGGATTTTTCATCTGCGATCGCAGCCTTGACTGAATCCACGCCGATCTTGACGGCGAATGCTGCGCTCGCTGCAGCTGCTAATCCGAAGGCCTTGCCTACTCTGCCTGCAAATTTGTCGAAATTCTTGCCGAGCTTGTTGATATCTCTGGCTGCTGCCTTGCTGCCCTTATCTGAATATTGGGTAATAATCCGGGCGGTTACTGCGCCTATTGCCATGCTCGGTTATCCCTTCTGTTTCTCTAGATTGGCTTGCAGGGTCTTCTCTGCGTCGTTCATTGCGGCTCTGATATTGCGATAAATCCGGGGACGATCGCGATCAATGACGGCCCATATTCCGCGACTGGCTTTGCGGAAGCGGTCTTCCATGACGTTGATCAGCTGACGCCCGGTTCCTTGCCCTGGTGTCCTGCGTCCTGAGACTTCAAAGATAACGCCCGAGGCGGTCTTGTTGAAGAGTGCGCCTGCGCTGGTAGTGTAATCGGCTCTCACGCGGCCTTCTGAGCGAGTTTTAATAATGCCCTGACGAATTGCTTGCGGATCCCACGCCGGCCAGCCCTGACCACCTCTGGTGGTCTTTCGTGGGTTCTTTGCGGCCGTCGTTCTCCATCCACTCATCGGTGGTTTGGTTGGGATCTGGTCTTTGGCTGCATTTTCGGCCAGGCGCAGCTCGTCGTTGACGACTTTATTCAGCCGACGAGCTGCGTCCTTGTCGAATTTCTTCAAGGCGGCGGTGGTTTCTTTGATGCCGCTAATTACAACGACTTCATTGGCCATGTTTGTTTGCCGCCTTTGCTTTCTCCTTAAGATAAATCACAATCGCTTCAAGGATGCCGTCTGGTGCATCCATTAATGAAATCGGATCTATTCCTGTTTCCACAGAAACTGCTGCTATTGAATAGGTCAGGCTATCTCTGTGGATTCTGAATTTGGGTCTGTGTCTAGTTGCACTCCTTCGAGCGTATCTAAGAACTCCGGGCCGAACGGTTTCACGATTACTCCGTTGGATTTAAGTGCAAGCCATCCGAGATAATAGATATGTTCGAGCTTCTGTTCTTCGCCGATGAGTTTGGCTAGGCCTTTGCCGTACTTCTGTTCGAAGTCGACGATGATGCGTGGTCGCAATGAGAACGTTTTTTCCACGCCATCAGTCGTCTTGACTTTGATATTTAATCCATCCATCTTTTCCCCCTACTTTCTTTAGGTTGTTGTCTTTGTAATTGCGCCGGAGATCGGCCAAGTCACACTTGCAGTCGCTAACTCACCGACGGATCCATTTAGAGGAGTCCATTCGGAGACAAGAGTTGAGAACGCGTACTGCGGATTAACTGCTGTCGTCGTTCCTGCTACTGGCTTTGCAACAACGTTTACTGCTGTTCCGAGCAATGGATAGATTGTTTGCTCGACTGCTGATGTTGCGTAGTCCTGGTGAAATTCGAACGTCACAGAATTGTCTGCAAGACCGGCCACACGTGTCTTCGCTGTGTTTCCGAATGCAGTTGTTTCGACGATATCAAATGTTGAATTTAGAGTGATGCTCGAAATATACGAACTCAGATCGGTGCTTCCAAATACAACGGATGCGTTTGTTAGTACAAGTCTTGCCATTATGCGACCGCCTTTGTGATTGCTCCGGTTACTGGCCAAGTCACAGATGCTGTGGCCAATTCACCGACGGATCCGTTTATCGGAGTCCACTCTGAAATAATAGCAGAGCAGGTATAACTTGGATTGAATGCGCTGGTGCTTGAGCCGTTTGGCTTCACGATCACAGCTGCTGCTGTTCCGAGAAGTGGGTAGATTGTCTGCTCCACTTCGCCGGTTGCATAATCCTGGTGAAATTCCAGGGTGATTGAATTGTCTTCTAATCCAGCAACGCGTGTCTTTGCTGCTGTTGATGAGAATGCGGTGGTTTCAACGACGTCGAATGTTTTGTTAAGTGTTACTGATGCGACCAAATCGCTCAGATCCACTCCGCCGACGGAGATAAATGCGTTAGTGAGAACTATGCGAGCCATTATTTTGTCGCTCCTTCTTCTGTTTCTGTTTTGATGGATGGGATTTGTGGTGCTGTGTTACTTGCTTTGATGTGGTTTCCAGCGATCAGGGTTTCTGCGCTGACTCCTGCATCTTGCAAT